GTTCAGACCGTCTGGATAAAGGAAGTTAAAAAGTTTATCTAAAAGCTTGTCGTGGAAAACTTTAACATCAGCATTGCCTAATGGTGCTATTTGAACTGCGATGTTCTCTGTTAGGTTTCGTAAGAGTGTATCTAAAAATTTGTAGTTCTCCTCAATAATTTCGTAAACCATCTTGATGAGCTTGTTGTCTATTATGTAGTCTTTGGCAGCAAGGTAAGCAATAATTTCTTTAACGAGACTCTCTTGGTCTTCCTGCAGTTTGCTGAGGTTTTCCTCAAGGTAAACAATGATTTCGCGCCGAATTTCTTTTAGGTTTTCCATAGAGAGCCTCCTATGACTATTTATTACTTGGAGAGTTCTTCCTTCACTTTGTTATAGAAGTAATTTCTTCCTTCTTCTATGGCTCTTCTCATCTTTTCTTCATAGTTTCCAAAAAAGTAATGTCTCGCCTTAATGCCGGGATGGATAACCTTCTTCTTTCTTATATATCCGCTTTCGGTAGGGATTATCAGATATTCGCGTTCCTTCGGTCTGATTACATAAGGTCCTTTTGTTCCAAACTCCAAATATTTACCATACTCAGAATCTTCTCCAGCTCCGAAAATAACAACCCTTGTTTTGGATACAGGTAAAGCCTTTATAGAACCATAAAGCCTTTTAGACCTGTTTTGGAACAACTTTTTGCGCACAATGTTTTTCTTGGTTTCTTCTACATATTTCTGACCTATAACTGATAGAGTGGCTTGGGCAAGATTTAAAAGTCTGCGGGATATGAGAGCAAAGCTAAAGTTTTGACCAAATCTAACTTCAATACTCATTAAATTCCTCCTAAATATCTTTCTTAGTTAGGTTAAGGCTTTAGGATGGACAGGGTGGGTAGGAGTGGGCATGGAAAGGGGCAGGCGGAAACCTGCCGATTGACGATAGGGTTATAGCTTTCCTTTTTCTTCAAGGTATTTAAGCATACAGCGTTCAAATATCTCTATCGGTTTTTTTCCATCTTCAGAGCAAGCCTTTTTGAACTCCTCCCAAAATTCAGGATTGAACTGTAAAGTTACTTTCTTTTTCTTATTCCTCATCCATTCCAAAATTTTTTCCTCTTTGTTTCCCATCCAGTCCTCCTTCGTGGAATCCTTACCTTAATAATAACACGTGTTAAAGCACTTGACAACTGAAGAAAATCTGTTTATATTGTATTTCACACGTGTTAAAACACAGTTAAGGAGGCAACCATGAGAACCCTAACCTTGGAACTCAGAGGCAAAGACAAGACCTTTAAGGGAGCGGAAGCCATAACCGCACTAACCGCTCTCCTTGCCAAAGGTTATTGCCTGTCCTTCCACTACATCCTTTGGGATGAACTTGACAGACCAGTCGGCGTTATTCGCTACATCCAGAAAGGTAAAGGCTATCAGGCAGAAGTTATCGGTCAACTCTCTTATTTGAACGAGGACAAAGAAGCTGGAGAAATTGTTAGTGCTATTGAATTCGGCTTTGAGATTGCAAGGAAGCATAAGCAGACCAGACCACAAATCAAGGTTGCGGAGGTGGCATAATGCCTGTGTATGCATACGACGGAAAGGTTGATGGAGCAGAGTGCGTCAATGAATTACAGGTTCTTAAAGAGGGAGAAAAGGTTAAGAGCATTAAGACCCTCTGGAGCGGAAAGCTAACAGACCTTGTAGTTGCTCTCGTCGGCGAGTTTTCCAGCATTGAGAGCTACGGGAGAATAGGGTCTTATTACGCAGACTCTTTCACTTACGATGATGACAGGATTAGCGATTTACTTGACTTAACAGTTGCAATTGAGAGGAATCTTCAAAGAGCAAGAGAACTTTTAGAAACCCTTGACTATGTCTATCACGAGATTAAGGGAAAGAAACCTTTCAAAATAACCGATGAGGAGGTTTAGTTATGGAACTCAGAGAACTTCTTGACAGGTATGAGGTTTTGATGGCAAGGAAAGATGAACTTGAAGCCGAGCTTAAAGAACTCAGGAAGGAGATAGAAAAGAGCCTCGGCGACAGAACCGAGGCGAAAGTAACAAGCGACTACGGAACGACTTGGACAGTTAAAAAGCTAATCAGGAGAAGGGAAACCGTCAACAAAGAACTGCTCAGACTGGAACTTGGTGAGCAGGCTGAAAGATACATCAAGGTTAAGGAGTATCCAGTTCTGGACATTAGACCGTCAAGGAAGAGTCTTCATAGTCTTCTTGTTGTTAAAGCGGGGGCGTAGCCCCCGTCCAGCTATGGAGTTACTGAACTTTCAAAGGCGAGGAGCCGTCCCAGAGGGACAGAACTTCTCATAAAGAACTACTGGAGAGCCTGTATAGGAATTTAACAAACGAGGGTAGCAATGGCAATAAGCCCAGAGAAGCTGAAGGAAAGAAACGAGAAGATAAGAAGGAAGATTCAGGAAACCAAAGAGAGAAGAAAAAATCAGGTCTGCAAGGTCTATCAACTCAAGCTACAAAACCTTTCAAAGAAGGACATAGAGCAGTTTAACAGGTTATTCCTTGAAGCTAAATGGTTCTATAACTATGTAGTGGCTGACATCCCGAATAGGTTGAAGTTGGAAACTTACAAGCTCAAGGAGGTTGAAATCAAAACTCCAGAAGGGTTTGAGAAAAGAGAGCTAAGGATTATTCCTGCTGCAACAAAGCGTGATATCCTTAACAAAATTAAGTGGAGCTTGAAATCTCTCAAATCTGCAAAGACCGATGGGTTAAAGGTTGGAAAATTAAAATTCAAGTCAGAGCTTCATTCCATACCACTTGGGCAATATGGAAATACCCATAAAATCCTTCGTGAAAGTAGCAAGGTTAAAATCCAAGGCTTTAAGAAAAAATTCCGTGTTCTCGGACTTCGTCAGATACCTGAAAACGCCGAATTTGCCAATGCTCATTTCATAAGAAAACCGTCGGGCTTCTACATCCACATTACCTGCTACCTACCAAAGGAACAGGTAATCAACGAAATAAAGGAAAATCAGATTGGTGAACCTATTGGAGTAGATTTAGGAATAAAGAATCAGCTAACTTTGTCCAACGGAGAAAAAATCAAGTGGCAAGTTCCAGAAACGAAGAGACTTAGAAGACTCCAGCAATCTCTCGCAAGGAAGAAGAAAGGAAGTAAGAACTGGTGGAAAACCTTAATGAAAATCAGGAAGGAATACGAATATATAGCTAACAAAAGGAAAGACTTCCAAAATAAGGCGGTTGCTCTTCTTAAACGATTCAAGTTCATAGCTATTCAGGATGATTCAGTTAAGAGCTGGCAGGAAGGACTTTTCGGGAAACAGGTTCATTATTCAGGAATAGGAGGAATAACTGCAAGGTTACGTAACCTTGCGACTCTTATTCCTGAGATGGTTAAGTTTGTCCCGAGATTTGAGCCTACAACTCAAACTTGTTCAAGGTGTGGGTATAGGCAAAAGATACCTCTGTCGCAAAGAGTCTTTAAATGTGAAAAGTGTGGACTTAAAATTGACAGGGATGTTAACTCAGCATTGAACATCTTAAAGATAGCACAGGCGGAGAAGGAAAACTCCGCCATATAAATCAAACCCTACCCGTGGACTGCGGGGAAGTTAAGCCTGTGGAGTGGGAGTTAATCCCACGATGAAGCAGGAAGCCCCTCACTTTAGTGAGGGGAGGAAGTCACACTGAATAGAACCTATTCCTTCAACGTAAAGGTCTGCTTTCCCGAGTGAAGCAGCAGACCTGACTACTTCAAAGCCTGCCTTATCAAAGGCTTTTTTCACCTCTCTTTCAAGGCGAGTTCCCTTGGCTTTTGGATTTTTCACCTCAGAAATCCTCCATCGGTTGTGAGAATTTCGGAACTGCAACGGCTATGTGCATTTCCATCAGGAACTTCGGAGCTTTCGCAGAATAGTTCCTAACTGTTTCTCTTTCTTCCAGAATTTGAAACTGTCCGACTTTGGTATCGGAAAGGGTTTTTTCTATTTGGGTCATAAGATTAAGCAGATTGTTTACTCCCCTTTCATACATGGGAGCAGGGTCATCGCTTTTTTCTTCTTCCTTTACGCCGAAAGCAACTGCGAGAATCATCACTTTTTTGTCAGCTTCCTCTAAGAATTCTGTCGGAATCAATGAAATGAACGGGAACTGCCGGACGTCTTTGGGCTGGTCAATTCCTATGAAAACTTTTGCGTTTGTGTTCTTCTCCAGCTTTTTTTTCAGTTCGTTGATAAAGTCAAACCACATCACCCTCTCCTTATGGGAAAGGATGCATAACCGGTAGTTGGGGTAGTATCTGTCAGTCCGAGGGCTTCAAGGGTTATTGAGTCTTCTGTATTTTTAAGGAGTTCTTTGTAGGCTTTTATCTTTTCGTTGTATTCACTTTCATTTCCATCTCCTGTGTAGTAGTCAACAACGCTGACGTAAAGGGCGTAAACTTTTGCAAGTTCTTTCAGGTGAGGATTATCCTTTAGTTCGGGGAAAAGGGTTGCAGGAACTCCGAGTTTGGACAAGAAGCGCTCCACGTATAGATTTGCCCTTTCAACTGCTTTTTCATCAACCGAAACAGGACTGTCTGCAAGGTCTTCAGCAGCGATGAACTCAATCATTAAATTCCTCCTTTAACCTGTTGTAGAAGAAGATTTTTCCTACCTCTATAGCTGTTTTCATCTTTTCTTCATAATCGCCGAAGAAGTAGTGCCTTGCGCGGATGCCGGGATGAGTGACTTTTTTCCTGAATATGAAACCTTTGGAAGTGGGAATTGAAAGTGCCTTCCTTTCCTTCGGTCTGATTACATAAGGTCCTTCTGTTCCGAATTCTAGAAACTTCCCGTATTCAAGATGGCTGTCTTTCCCAGCGCCGAAAATAACTATTCTTGTTTCAGATTCCGGTAAAGCCTGTATAGACTGGAAAAGGTTGCCGGTTCTGCTTTTAAACAATCTTCTTCGTTCGATGCTCTTTTGAGTTTCTTTCACATATTGCCAGCCGATAACCGATAGAGTGGCTCCCGCCAGCTGCAGGAGCCGACGGGAGAGCTTTGCGAAGTCAAAGCTTTGATTGATTCTGACTTCAATGCTCAACGTTAACCCACCTTGACGTTCTTTACTGCCGCAACGGCGTAAGGGGAAAGAACTGTAAATCCGCAATACCACTCAAAACGGTAGCGAACGGCAAGCTTGTCCGGAACTTCTCCTAACTTCTTATACTGAATACCAGCTCCCCCGGTTCCGCCGTAAAGTCCTGTAACTCCGTCTGCAACAGAGAAGTGAAGTGCGTAGATTTCAGTTAAGACGTTTCCGTCGGCATCAGTTTTTATCGGAGCGTATTCGCTCTGTAGAACCGGAATGCCGTCAAAAGTGAGGACGGGCTTTCCGAAGTTTTTGAGCTGGAGCATAGCCGAGTCTGTTCCGTGTCCTTCGCTTCTCAGGAGTTCTTTGTAAGCTATGTAGGCTCTTGGGTGCATTACTATTGCGTCAACCCCTAATTTCATGAGGGCAAGGAGTTCGTCAAGCATGGAGAAAGCAAGTGCTTTAGAACCGGCATCTATACTTCTCTGAAGTCCTTTTACCTCTATGCGGGCAATTTGTCTTTGAAGACCGTCAAAGACTTTCGGGTCTGCACTGGAGTCCCCGGTAAACATGGCCTTTCTGTAGGCCCTGCTCATTGCCTTTATCTCTCCCTTGATGAAGGGAAGGACGGGAGCGCCCTCTACTTCTGTGGCAAATTTCGGAATGTCTATGTTCCTTGCAATTACTCTTACAGTTTCAACAAACTGATCAAGCTTTGCACCTTCGCTCTGGGGAATTGTGTCGGTCGGGTCAATGAAAGCAGCTTCGGGTATCTGCTTTTCCCAGGTTACTTTTAAGCCGGAACCTTCTACCTTTCTGAAAGGTAAAACGCTAAAGATTTCATCTGTTGAAACAATTGTTTCAATAACGCCCTGAAGTATCTCGTCCTGAACCTGTTTTTCAAGTTCGGTCATTAATCCTGAAAGCATTCCATCTGCCATGGCTTAACCTCCATTACTTAATTAGCTGGGCAAGTTTTTCGTCGGTTGATTTTTGTTTGAGCGGTTCTTTGGCTATACCCGCTCCGGAACCTTCTTTGTCTGATGCTCTAAAAAGGTAAGGTTTCTGTTCTTTCAATTCTTTGAGGAAGTCTTCCACGGGCTTTCCGTCAATAAAGACTTTGCCGTCCTTAACTTCAGCCTTTTCCTTTGCAAGGAGAACTACCATTTCCGGGTCTATGACGCCGAGTTTTGTGGCAGAGGCGACGATAGAGGCTCTTACTTTTTCGGTTCTGTAGGCGGTTTCAAGTTCTTTTAGCTGGTTCTGAAGTTTGCTTAGTTCTTCTTTGAGGTTTTTATCCTCCGGGGCTTCTTTGGCTGCCTTTTCAGCTTTCTCTTTGAGAGCTTTTAGCTCTTCAATGGAGTTGAAACCTAATTCTTTGAGTTTTTCTGCAAGGAGCTTATCAGGGTCAACAGGTTGCGTTTGATTTTGTGCTTTCTGTTCATCGGTCTGATTTTGTTCTTTTTGAGGTGTATCATTGTTTGCTGACTGATTCTGCTTTTTCTCGTCCATAACAAAAACCCTCCGGGAGTGGTTTTGTTTGAGGTTAAATCCCGGAAGGTGGACAGGGTGGGTAAACGTGGGCTAAAGAAGGAAGCTTGAGTTTTCAAGAAGGAATTTAATTAAGTCCTTTCGGGTGACTTTCCAAACTCCCCCTATTTTATAGGCATGAAGTTTCCCGAAACTTATGTAGCGCCTAACACTTTTCTTACTTACGCCAAGGAATTGAGCAACTTCATTAACAGTGAAGAATTTCTGCTGTGGGAGCTCCCCTTCCAGTTTTTCTGCTATGCTTTGTACGACGAAGTTAAATTCTTTCCGGAGTCTTTCTCTAACTGGAGGATACAATTAATTCTCCGTAAGAGGTTTTAAGTTTAACTTGTATTTTTGTCCGGCCGGTTTCGTCAGCATTGATGCTTATGGTTTTTACTTTTACTCTCTTTTCCCACCTTTCAATCTGGGTGAAGATTTCTTCTTTGAGTTTTAGTTCAAGTTCTGGGGTAAGAGTGTCAATAACCTGCCAGTCAACGCCGAAGTCGCGCATCAGGGGAACGCTACCCTTTGGTGTTGAAATTATGGTCTTCACGTTCTGGATTATCTCTTCAAGTTCGTTTTTGGGGTTAATTACCAACATTCTGGACGTCCTCTTTTAAAGTTAAATTTATCAAAATCTGCAGAGGGTTGCCACGTTTATCCGTTGTGCGAGTTTCTTCTTGAATTCCTTCAATTACGAACCTGCCTTTTATATAGTCTCCTACTATGAGGAACTGACTTTCGGCGT